GTGCTGCCGGCCGGCTGGGTGAAGACGGTGACCACGGCCGGACCGGCCCAGCCGCCGCCCGGCGCCTTCGGGGCGAGGACCGGCTATGGCGCGCAGTGGTGGCTGTTCGGGGAGGCCCAGGGCCTGCCGGAGGACGCCTACGCCGCCCAGGGCAACCGAGGCCAGTATGTGATGGTGATCCCGTCCCGACGTGTGGTGATCGTGCGTCGCGGCTTCGACGGCGGGGGCGAGAGCTTCGACATGCCCCGCTTTACCGCCGACGTGTTGGAGACGCTGCCGACCCCCGGAGGCCGTGAGCCTCTAGCACGCGCTGTTCGAAAACCGTGGCCCTATGGAAGGTGCGGCTGGCTGCGGAAGGGCTTAACGACCCCTTAGCCGAAGCGATCCGCCCTCTGCCCAGGCTGGCGGAGGCGCGCTCTTGTTCGACGATCCCGACGACACCTCGACCTCGAGGCCGAGGACCGCGCGCGCGAGCTCCAGCGCCAGCTCAAGGCCGAGCTGGAGGATGCCGCCGACTTCATCGACACGACCGTGGGCCCGGAACGGGCGGAGCTGCTGCGCTACGACCGCGGCGAGCCGTTCGGCGACGAGCAGGAGGGCCGCTCGCAGATCGTGAGCCGCGACTGCCACGACACGCGCGTGGGGCTGCTGCCTTCTATCCAGCGGGTCTTCTTCGGGGCCGAGCGGGTGATGGAGTTCGAGCCGGGCGGCGAGGACGACGTGGCTTTGGCCGAACAGCAGACCGACTACGTCCACCACGTGATCATGCGCCAGAACGAGGGCTATGAGATCCTCTCGGACGCCTTTGTGGACGCGCTCCGCCAGAAGGCCGGCTTCGTAAAGGCGTGGTGGAGCGAGGAGCGGACGAAGAAGCGCCGCGACTACACCGGGCTTGATGCGGCGACCCTCGCCCTGGTCATGGAAGAGCACGGCGCGCGCGACAACGCGGACATCGACAGCGGGCGCGTCGAAGTCGTGGATGGCGTGGAGCTCTATTCCGTGACCGTCACCTGGGAGGAGGTGACCAAGCGCATCAAGATCGCCGCCATTCCGCCTGAGGAGCTGCTGATCAACCGCGGCGCCCGCTGCCTGGACAGCGCCCGGCTGGTGGCGCACCGGCGCATGGCCACGCGCTCGGAGCTGGTCGCCATGGGCGTCGAGGCGGCGCTGCTGGAGGGCGCGGGCGGGGACGACGGCTTCGACGGCAACCCGGAGCTGATCGCGCGCAACGCCGAGGAGCGCGACGATGTGGGGGAGGGGGCGAACGAGCGCATCCTCTATGTCGAGAGCTATGTCCGGCTGGACTACGACGGCGACGGGATCGCCGAGCTTCGCCGGATCTGCACGGTGGGCGACGACTGCCGGCCGATCAGCAACGAGCCCGTCGACGAGCGGCCGATCGCCGACTTCCGCTGCCTGCGCGAGCCGCACACCTTCTTCCCGGAGGCCGTGACGGAGAAGGTCAAGGACGTCCAGCGGATCAAGTCCATGACCCTGCGGGCGGTGATGGACAGCCTGGCGCTCTCGACAAATCCGCGCATGATGTACGACCCGTCCAAGACGACCTTCGAGGACGTGGCGAACGGCGAGATCGGCGCCCTGATCGCGGTGAAGTCGCTGGGGTCGAACCCCCAAGCGGTGATGCCGCTGGAGACCCCCTTCGTGGGCGCCCAGGCCTTTCCGGTGCTCGACTACCTGGACGCGGTCCGGGAGAACCGGACAGGCGTGAGCAAGGCCGCGGCGGGGCTCGACGCTTCGGCCCTGCAGGGCAGCTCCAAGCTGGCGGTGGCCGGAACCTACAGCCGGGCGGACGCCCAGGCGGAAACAATCTGCCGGGACTTCGCCGAGGGCGGGATGAAGCGGCTGTACCGACTGGTGCTGCGGCTGACCGCCGAGCACCAGGACCAGGTCCGGGTGCGGGCGCGCACCGGCAAGTGGGTGATGGTCGATCCGGCCGAGTGGAAGCTGGACCTGAACCTAGGCGCCAATGTCGTCATCGGCGTGATGAGCGACGAGGAGAAGCTGGCCACGCTGGACGCCATGGCCACGCGCCAGGAGGCGATCATCCAGCAGCTGGGCCCCGCCAACCCGTTCTGCAACCTCCGCCACCTGCACTCGACCTATTCCAAGATGCTGGCCATCCGCGGCTGGAAGTCGCCCGCGGCCTTCTTCACCGATCCGGAGACGATCGACCCCACCGCCTTCACCAAGCCGGACGGCCCGCCGCAGCCCACGCCCGAACAGACGCTGGCCCAGGCGCAGATCGAGGTCGAGCGGATGCGTACGGAGAAGACGCTCGCCATCGAGGAGCGCAAGCTGGAGCTTCGGGCACGCGAGATCGCGCTCGAAGACGACCGGGTGCGGGACCAGCTCGCCCTGAAGCACCAGATCGAGCTCACCCGTATCGAAGCGGAGTACGGCTTCAGGCGGGAGCAGGTCGCGACGGAGGCGCTGGTCGGGCGGACGCGCAGAATGGGAGCGGGTGAGCCGGGCGGGGGGGGAGTCCAGCCGACGTAGGCCTAGGTGCTCGGATTGGAGGCTGTTGAAAGCGCTCCTTGACGATGTCGGCCCTCAGCAGGCCAAGTGGACCCGCGGAGCCATGCGCCAGCCTTCATATGGATGGCGCATGCCGGCGAAGGTCCCTCACCCCCTCGGGTCCGTCGAGAACCGTCCAGCAAGCTGGGTGTTGATGGTCGAGGGCGCGGCGAACAGGCCGGCCGCGACCAGGGCGATCCCATGACGATTCACCTGCCTTTCGACAACAGCTACGCCCGGATGCCGGCTCGCTTCTACGCAGCAGCCGAGCCGATGAAGCCGCCGTCGCCCCGGCTGATCCGGCTGAACGGCGACCTGGCCTCTGAGCTCGGCCTCGATCCCGATCAGTTTGGGGGTCCGGAAGGACTGGAAGTTCTCTCGGGTCGGCGCTTGCCCGGGGGTTCCGAGCCTATCGCGCTGGCCTACGCCGGACACCAGTTCGGAGGGTTCTCGCCGCAGCTCGGGGACGGACGCGCCATCCTTCTGGGCGAGGTCGTAGATCGTCACGGACGCCGCCGGGACATCCAGCTCAAGGGCGCGGGTCGGACGCCGTTCTCCCGCGGGGGCGACGGGCGTGCGGCGCTGGGTCCCGTGCTGCGGGAATATGTGGTCAGCGAAGCCATGGCTGCGCTTGGGATCCAGACCACCCGCGCACTGGCCGCGGTGACCACCGGCGACCTGGTGTTTCGGGAGACCCCGCTGCCTGGCGCCGTCCTGACCCGCGTTGCGTCCAGCCACATCCGCGTCGGCACCTTTCAGTTCTTCGCGGCCCGGGGCGACATGGAGGGCGTGCGGCTGCTGGCGGATCATGTGCTGGCCCGCCACTACCCGGCCGCGGCGGCCGCTGAGCGCCCCTACCGCGCGCTCCTGGACGCCGTGGTCGCGGCGCAGGCCGATCTGATCGCCAGCTGGCTGCTGGTGGGCTTCATCCACGGCGTGATGAACACGGACAATATGTCGATCGCGGGTGAGACGATCGACTACGGACCCTGCGCCTTCATGGACGCCTATGATCCCGCCACGGTGTTCAGCTTCATCGACAGGATGGGGCGGTATGCATACGGCAATCAGCCGGCCATGGCGCACTGGAACCTCGCCCGGTTCGCTGAAACTCTTCTTCCGCTGCTCTCGAACGACGAAGACGCCGCCGTTGAGGAAGCGCAGGACGCCCTGGCCGCCTTTGGGCCAGCCTTCGAGCAGGCCTATCACGCCGGCCTTCGCGCGAAGCTCGGTCTGGCCACCTCTCGGGAGGAAGACAGCGCGCTGGCCGGCGCCATCCTGCAGGCCATGGCGGACAACATGGTGGATTTCACCCTGTTCTTCCGCCGGCTGGGCGAGGCTCAATCCGCAGATGGGGGCGACGCGCCGCTGCGCGCCTTGTTCACCGATCCGACGGCCTGCGACGCGATCGTCGAGCGCTGGCGAGATCGTCTGGCGCATGAACCTGAGGGCGCCGCAGGCCGGCGTGAGACAATGCGGGCGGTGAACCCGGCCTACATTCCGCGCAACCACCAGGTGGAGGCGATGATCGAGGCGGCGGTGGAGCGCAACGACTTCGCGCCGATGCACGAGCTGCTGGCCGTGCTGGCGCGACCGTTCGACGATCAGGTCGAGTTCCAGCGCTACGCCGAGCCGCCGAACCCGGAGCAACGGGTGCGGGCGACCTTCTGCGGCACCTGAGGGCCTTCGTCAGGGGGGGCTCAAGAGGGGCGACCCCTGCCTGATAATGTGCAGAGGCGGCGCCCGTGAGCGGCCGGAGAATGCTCCATGTGGCGAACGAACCGGGCGACCCGCATCGGGCGACCCGGCGGCCACGGCGCGGATCGCTCGCTCTTAACCCTCTCGCAACCGAAGCGGCCTGCCGCCTTCGCCTATGACGGACGCACCCGATCTCGCCGACAAGACGCAGAGCGCCATCGACCGCGGGCTCCGCGCCCAGCGAACCCTGGACGACCCGGTATTGAGGTCGGCGCACGACGAGCTCAAGGCAGACCTGCACATACAATGGGAGCTCTGCCAAGCGGCGGGCGTCCGCGAGAACATCTGGCAGCAGATCAATGGGATGAACGCCGCGCGCGGCCAGCTTTATGTCTGGGTTAGCGAGGGCCAGGCGGCCCAGGCGCGGCTCGACATCCAGATCACCCATCAGCAGGCCCAGGCCGCCCGCCCCCGCGGGCTGCGCCTGATCCGGGCCTAGGACACCCCCACGCATGAACATCGACGGTCAGCTCGCATCCAACGGCTCTGGGGATACCGCGATCACGGTCGACGAGGCCGGATCCGCCTTCGACCATCTGCTCGGCTTGTCGGCCAACACGGACGAGGGGGAGGCGCTCGCCCCTGAGGACGGGGCGGATGAGGAGGACGATGGGTCCTTCGACGACGAAGACGACGCTGGCGGCGACGAGCCCGAGGATCAGGAGGACGCGGCATCGGAAGCCCCGCTGGTCACCGTCAAGGTGGACGGCCAGACGCTTCAGGTCACCCAGGACGAGCTGATCCGAGGCTATCAGCTGGACGCGACCGCACGACAGCGGCTTGAGAAGGTCGCACTCAGGGACAAGGCGCTGGAGGCCGAGTACCACGGCCTGGGCGCCCTGCAGCAGCGCGTTGGTTATCTGGCGGAACAGGTCGCGGCCACCCTCCAGGCGCCCGACTACGACTTGGCCGAGCTGGAGGCGCTCCGCGCCAGCGACCCCGCCGAGTACGCCGCGCGGAAGCTGGAGATGCGCGAACGCCAGGAGCAGCTGGCCGGACTCGAGGCCGAGCAGCGACGGCTGGAGGCGATCGACCATCATCGCAGCCAGGCGGCGCAGCAGGCCCGGCTGAGCCAGGGGCCAGGAAGCCCTGCTGGCGGTCTTTCCCGAATGGCGGGACCCGCGCACCGCCGAGTCCGCCCTTAGCGAGCTTGCGGCCTATGCGGAACGGGATCTCGGCGTCTCCCACCAGGAGTTCGACGCGATCGAGGACGCCCGTGTGATCCAGGCCCTGCACAAGGCGCGGCTGTTCGATCAGCTCACGGCCAAGGCCGCGCGGGCCGGCGAGCGGGTCCGGGCCGGCGGCAGGGCGCGTGCCGTGCTGACCCCCGGCGCGGCCGAACGCACCGGGCCGGCCCAACTGAACCAGGCGCGCTCGCTCAAGCGCCTGAAGCAGACAGGCAGCGTCCGCGACGCGGCCGACGCCTTCTCCGCCCTTCTCTGACTTCCCGCCTTCCTCCACCCCGAGGACGGACGGCGGCTCACACCCTAACCGGCAGGAGCCGACACCATGGCCAAGATCTCTGCAGCTTTCACCACCTACGACGCCAAGGCGAACCGGGAAGACCTCTCGGACATCATCAACAACATCGACCCCTTCGACACCCCGGTGGTGACCGCCATCGGCTCGGGCAAGCGGGCCACCAACCGGTCGTTCGACTGGCAGACGGAGGCGCTCCGGGCCGTGAATCGGACCAACGCCAAGGTCGAAGGCGACGCCACGACCCGCAACGCCTCCACGCCCACCACCCGCGAAGGCAACGTCACCCAGATCCTCGAGGACAACGCCACCGTCTCCGGCTCGCAGGAGGCGGGCAATCCGGCCGGCAAGAAGAAGGAGATGAGCCACCAGATGTCGCTGGTCTCCAAGGCCCTGAAGCGCGACCTGGAGGCCATCATCTCCGGCGAGCAGGCTCTGGTGGAGGGTTCGGACGGAACCGCGCGCCGTACTCGGGCGCTGGAGCACTTCATCCAGACCAACGTCTCCTACGGCGCGACCGGCGCGAACGGGGCCAGCAAAACGGCCCCGCTGACGGACGGCACGCCACGCGCCTTCACCGAAAGCCTGCAGAACGCCGTGCTCCAGCTCTGCTACGAGAACGGAGGCGAGCCGTCGCTTATCGTCCTGGGTCCTGGACCGAAGCGGACCTTTTCGAGCTTCGTAGGCCGGGCCGCGACCCAGGTGCAGGTGGGCCAAAAGACCGTGACCAATACGGTGGAAGTCTACCAGTCCGACTTCGGGACGCTGAAGGCTGTCCCCTCGCGGTTCAGCCGTGCACGGACGGCGTTGTACCTGGATCCGCAGTATGCGTCTCTTCGGTGGTACCGGCCCTGGCACACCGAGACCCTGGGCAAGATCGGCGACGCGGACACCAACGTCATCCGCGGCGAGGTGGGCCTCGAGGTCGGCAATGAAAAGGCGCACGGCAAGGTGGCCGACCTGATCACCACGGGGCCGGCCTGATAGGCCGGAGCCCGCCGTAAGGACGGTTTAACCGAAGCGGGCCGCGAGGTGGGGGGGAGGGCGCAGGTCCTCCCCCTTTTTTCGTCAGCGAGGACCGCCTTGGCGCATTCGGAAATCTACGATCATCGCGGGGAGGTGATCCGGCGGGTGCATGTGGAGGACCCGAGCGATCCCTGGTCGTCTTTCGCCATCGAAACCCTGCAGGACGTCGAGCCGCTGCTGGATTTCGTGCGAGCGATGAAGGACGTCCAGGAGCAGGGGGCCGCCTGGAAGCTGGTCGGGGTCATGCCGGTGGCGGAAGCCGAGGCCATGATGCGCGACGGCTCCTTCAACGATCCGGCGGCCGTCGCCCGATACTTCAACAACAGCGACCACAAACGACTGCGGGTCTGGGAGGGCCGGCTCTGATGCTTCAATTCTCCGAGGGCGTTCGAAACGCCATGCTGGATGCGATCGAGGTTACGGTAGGCGCCTCGCCGCGATTGCAGCTTCGTTCCGGCCCGCCGCCCGCCAACTGCGCCGCGGCCTCCGTCGGGACGCTCCTGTGCGAGATCACCCTGCCTTCCGACTGGATGAGTGCGGCTTCGAGCGGAACCAAGACAAAGCTTGGAACCTGGTCGGGCGTGGGCGCAACGGGCGGAACCGTCGGCCACTATCGGATCGTCAACGCGGCGGGGACGGTCTGCCATGAGCAGGGCTCGGTGACGATCGCGGGCGGCGGCGGCGACATGACTGTGGACAACCCTTCCATCGCGGCGTCCCAGAACGTCACAGTGAACACCAAGTCGCTCACCGCGCCGAACGGCTAGCGCCTGTGGACGGGATGAGCGCAACGGCGGCGGCGCCTTCCTTCGCCAGCGGGTGGGGACTGTCCGGCGACGCCTCCCCGCTGCGGGACCTCGACGGCGTCTGCGCCTACACCAGTTTCTCAGGCCAAGGCGCGAAGGGCGCTCAGTCCGAGATACTTCTGACCCATGGCTATGGGCTGAGCGGACCTCCAGGAGCCGGGACGTTAGGCTTGATGGTGCGGGTGCAAGCCGGAGGAACCGTCTTCAGCGGCGGTGGCGCCCTGCAGATCGAAGTCACCGCCACCACCGTCGACGGGACCTACGTTTCGGTCAGGACCCAGGTCCTTCCGACCACGTTGGAGCTGCTGACGTTCGATTTCGGGTTCGATCCGCCGTTTCCGGCGGGCGGCTCGCTTCGCGTCGACCTCCGCGTGCGCGATCCCCGCGGCATCGACGGGACCTCGACCGGAGGCGAAGCTTCGGTCGACCTTGTTGAAGCCGAAATCATCGGTCGGACCGGGTCGGCTCCGACGTTCTTGGAGTCCAGCGTCGCCTTGGGCCCGTTCGCCGCCAGCGGGACGGTGGGGGTCTCCCAGGTCGCCGGCCTAGCCGGAGCCGCGACCCTCAACGGATTCGTCAGCATCGCAGCAGCGGCGGTGGGCGTGGAGGGCGTCACCGACCAGTCTTTGAGCGGAGTTCGTGGGCTCAGCGGTGCTGTGCTGGACATTTCCGCGACGAGCGCCCCAGCCCTTGATGCGGTCGTCGTTCGAGCCGAGTTGTGGATCCGGGACCCGCGGCTTCTGAACGGCGCCGGGGCGCTGGGCGAGGTCGAAGGCGGGTGTGGGGGGTCTCTGGCCGTCTCTGGGCACGGCGACGCGAACCTGCAGGCCGTGAGCGGCCGCGCGCGGCTGTTCTGGTGGTCCAGCAAGGCTCGCGCTCCAGAAAGCTGGACCCTTCAGCCAGCTGCGCCGGAGCTGTGGACCCGCAGGCTCCAGAACCCGCCCACCTGGCGGTAGGGTGTCGTTAACCGAAGCGCCCCGCCCGCTTCAGCCATGACGCTCGACAGCTATTCCAGCCTTCAGCAAGAGGTGCTCGATTGGGCGGACGACGGATCCCTCGCGGGAGGCAAGGTCCGGAACTTCATCGCGCTCGCCGAGGCCGAGGCGCGCGACCAGCTGCTCATCGGCCGCGCCGAGATGCGGTCCACCGCCGTGGTCTCCAGCGAGATGTCGGCCCTGCCCGTGGACCTGGGGGAGATCGTAGCCCTCCGGATCGAGACATCGCCGGTGCTGCCTCTTCGCTTCGTCGACGCTGAGGCGTTCACCGCCGCCGCGAGCGCGCATCCGCTCACGGGGAGGCCGCGCATCTACACCGTGGTCGGCGAGGAGCTCCGCTTCGCGCCGTCGCCCGACGGGGATTACGCGGTCGAACTGGTCTACCGGCGGGACCTGCCGGCGCTGTCCGACGCGGCTCCGTCCAACTGGCTGCTCGCCCGCTACCCTCAGGCCTATCTCAATGGGGCGTTGAAATACGCCAGCATCTTCCTGGTCGAAGACGGCCGGGCGGAGGCGTTCGACGCGCTGTTCAAGCAGGCGCTGGATGCAATCCGCGAGGCCGACGCGCGCCGCCGGACCGGGCCACGCCCCGGCATGTTCTTTCGAGCCCTGGCCTGAGGAGCCGCAATCATGGCCACCACGCGCACCACCAACAAAGGCCTGGAGAAGCCGGAGGTCAACGGCTCGATCGACCAATGGGGGAGCATCCTGAACGGCGGGCTGGACAAGGTCGACGGCTGGTTTGAACTCGGCGGCGGGCTCCGGCTCAGCGAGGGCGGGACAGGCGCCACGACGGCGGCGGCAGCGCGCATCAACCTGGGCCTTGGCAACACGGGGGCGGCGCGCACGGGCCTGGGGCTCGGGGCGGAGGACACGCCTACCTTCGCGGGCGCGACCCTGCTTTACCACAACCCCAATGGGGGCGACTCCACCGGCTCGCTCCGCGTCATCAACAGCAGCGGCCTTGCCGGGACGCTCTCGGGACTGGCCCTCCACACCGGGGACGGGCTCAACACGCTGCTGGTCGCGCGCCGCGGCGCCGACTTCAAAGGTGAGATGTCGCTGCTGCTCAACACGGGGGGCGCAGCCAACGCCATGGGGGAGGTGCTGCGCGCCACGCCCACCAGCCTGATCAGTCACCAGAGACTGGCGTTCAGCCGCAGGTTGCCGACAGCGTCGGACATGGACGTGGGCTATCGAGGGGCGCCCGCTCGGGGCGTGTCGGGAACCTATATCCTCGCCGCGGACGATGCGGGGGGGTCGCTACAGTACGGCGAGGGCGGAGTCGTGACGATCGTCATTCCGGGAGACCCGGGGGGCGGGCTTCCCGCCGGCACTGTCGTGGTGCTGGTCTGCTTGGGTGGAACCATGAACGTCACGGCTCCCGCGAGCGTGACCTTGGCGTGGTGCGGCACCAACCTGACCGGCGCGCGCACTCTCAACGCGTTCGGCTTGGCCAGCCTCTACAAGGTGCACGCAGGTCTCTGGGCCATCTCCGGGGCGGGGCTCTCGTGAGCGGCGCGGTCAGCTCTCTCGCGGGATTGGGCGGCGGCATTGGGCAGCTTGATCGGGCGGCGACGCCGGCTGCGATCACCTTGTCCGAAAGCAACCGGCGCGCGACCACCAACACCGGAGCGATCGCTGTGGCCCGCTCAATCACTCAGCGGGCGGGGGGGAAGTTCTACTTCGAGATCGAGAGCGGCGGCGGGGGACATACGGGGCTCGCGACTGAAGCGAAGGCTCTCACCGAGTCGCTAAGGAGTTCTGGCGCGATCGCGCTCAATGGCCACGGCGGTCTCTATGTAGACGGCTTACCTGTCGTGGGAGTTACACCCGCGCCGGGTGTTGGGCAGATGGCATCGTTTGCGGTGAACCTCTCCGCGCGGCGAGTCTGGGTGCGAGTGGCTGGCGGCGCCTGGCATCCGGCAGGGGATCCCGTGAGCGGGGACGGAGGAGCCAGTTTTGAAACCATCACCGGTCCTTTATTCGTGGCGGCGGAGCCCGGGCATCAGATCGGCGCGGCTCACGTCGCGCGCCTGCTGCACGCGAACTTCGTCTACGCCGCGCCCGCCGGCTACGCGGCCTGGGGCTGAGCATGGAGGCGCTCGACGTCGCGCTGCCGCCCGGCTTCTTCGGCTGCGGCACCAAGGGTCAGAGCCGGGGCCGGTGGCTGGAAGGCAATCTGACCCGTTTCGAGGACCGTCAACTCGCGCCCTGGAGAGGTTGGCGGGACAAGGCCGCCACGCTCGTGACGGGCCGGGCGCGCGCCATGCTGCCCTGGCGCACCGACGAGCAGCTGAGCTGGTGCGCGATCGGCACCCACACGGGGCTGTTCGTAATGGGCGAAAGCACGGCGGTGTTCGACGTCACGCCCACCGGCTTCACGCCCGGCCGGCCGGACGCCGTGGCCCAGAGCGGCTTCGGGCGGGGGGCCTACGGGCAGGGCGCCTATGGCGCCCCGCGGGCGTCCACCACCTCCATCCAGCCCGCCTCCATGCACACGCTGGACACCTGGGGCCAGGACCTGGTCGGCGTCATGGCGGAGGATGGGCGACCGTATCAGTGGCGCCGGGATCCGGCCGTGCGCGCGGCTTTCATCCCCGGGGCGCCGGTGTGCAAGGCGCTGCTGGTCACGCCCGAGCGGGCCCAGATGCACCTGGCGGCCGGGGGTAACAACCGGCGGGTGCGCTGGTCGCATTGGGAGAACAACACGCTCTACGCCGCCGACGCGACCACCAAGGCGGGCGAGCAGGACCTGCAGACCGGTGGTGAACTGATGTGCGGCCGCCCGGTGCGCGGGCGCAGCCTGATCCTGTCCACCCAGGACGCGTGGCTGGCCGAGAAGCGGGCCGGGCTGCTGGTCTATCAGTTCGACAAGATCGGCGACGGCTGCGGCGTGGTCAGCCGCGGCGCCCTGGTCGTACTGGGCGACAGTCGCGCCATGTGGATGGGACCCATGCGCTTCTGGGTCTTCGACGGAGGCTTCGTGAAGCCGGTGCAGTCGGAGGTGGCGGATCGGGTGTTCACGACCATCAACGGCAGCCAGGCCTCCAAAGTCACCGCCGTGCACGACAGCGCGCTTGGCGCGGTGCGCTGGTACTATCCGACCAGCGCCTCTTTGGAGAACGACAGCTACGTCGAGTTCGACTACGTCAACGGCGACTGGACGGACGGGCGGATCATCCGATTGGCGGCGACCGACCGGGGCGCCTTCGAGTATCCGCTGGGGGTGGACGCCTCCGGCCGGATCCACGAGCATGAGGTCGGCGCACAGTACGGGGGGGCGACCCCCTTCGCACGGGCGCTCGTCAGGCTTGGCGAGGGCCAGCGCCGCCTGACCGCGCGCTACCTCATCCCGGACGAGCGCGTGCTGGGCGACGTGGAGGTGTTCGCCCGCGCCCGCGCCGAGCTGATGTCGCCGACCGCCCAGGAGAGCGGCCCCTATCGGCTGCAGCCTCGCACGCCCGTTCGCTTCACCGGACGCGAGGTGGAGTTGGAGTTCCGCTTCGCCCGTCCCGATCCGGACAGCCGTGTGGGCGACTTCCGCCTGCTGTGCCAACCCAGGGGTGAGCGATGAAGCTGAACCGGGCGCCCGGACGCCTACAGCCCGTCCGACCAGGACGCGCTTCGCTATGAGGTGGAGCGCGAGCTCGGCCGGACGCTGAAGACCGACGAGGACGTCGAGTTCACCCCAGGGCAGAGGGTGATCATGACCGACCGCAGCAGCAACCAGCGGTACCGGGTGGAGCTGACCACGGTGTCGGGCGTGCGCCAGCTCACCTTCACTCCGGTCTAGGTCGTGACCTCGCGACGCCGCTCTCGGAGGGCGCTGCATCGGGCGCGCCCGATCTCCTGGAGAACGGGGGGAAGCCACTCTTTCGGCGGAGTGGGCCCGGTGCCGCGGCTGGATCGAAGCTGCGCTGGAGCATTGCGGGGGGAACGCACGCGATCGAGGACATCGAGTCGAGCCTCTGGGCGGGGGAGCTCTACCTCCTGCCCGGCGCGCGCTCGGCCATGGTGCTGGAGCATGTCCGCTATCCCCGGAAGAGCGTGCTCAACATCTTCCTGGCGGGCGGGGAGCTCCATGAGCTGCTGGCGCTTGCTGACGGCTTGGTAACCGAAGCGGCCCGCCGGCTCGGTTGCGACGCGATCTCCTTGAACGGTCGGCCGGGTTGGAAGCGCGTGCTCGCCTCCACCGGCTGGGGCGACCAGGGAGTGACGCTCGGCAAAGAGGTGGGTCGATGAGCCTGAGCAAGAGCAAGAACAAGTCCAAGGAGACCACGACCGAGCGGGTCGATCCGACGGTCATGAACCTGATGATGGGCAACGCACAGCGCGCCCAGGCGATCGCGGACAAGCCCCACACCCCCTACAGCGGCCCGCGGGCGGCGGGCTTCAGCGCCACCCAGGACGCCGCCCGGGCCATGACGATGCGGGCCGTGGGCGCACCGAGATCCGTGTGGGGCCGCCCCGCACCTACCCCCGCCGCCGACGTACGCCCGGAGACGGCGCCCGATTACGCCGCCCTGGTGAACGACAATCCCGACGTGCTCGCCAACTACCAGAAGTACGGCGGAGGCCAGTCGGTCGAGGCCTTCGGGAAGTGGTTCGACGACACGCACGGCCACGAGGACGGTCACGACCTGCCGATGAGGGTGAAGCCGAAGGGCGCCTATTCGATGAAGGACATCATCAGCGGCGCTCCCCAGGACGGTCCCGCTGGAGAGACGGATTTCACCTTCGGACCGGCGGCCGGCGACGCCGAGCTGGATCAGGCGGGCGGCTGGCTGCAGGAGGTCGGCGGGCGCCACCCCCTGCAGGTGGACGGGGGCGCCACGACCGGGACCAGCTACAAGGCCGCCCGCGGGAGCACGCGCGGCTATGAAGCCGGAGCGGCGGGGGCGAGCCTGGCGCGCAGCCAAGGCTATGACGCCGCCCAGGCCCAGGCCTATGACGCCGAAAGCTATGACGCCGAGAGCCATGACGCGCGGGCCACGGACGCCAGGGCCGCGCATATGGACCGTAGGCGCGTGCGCGACCTCAGGGCCGCGAAGCTGCCGGACGTGAACATCCGCGAATACATGAACCCGTTCGAGGACGAGGTGGTGGGCCGCACGCTCCAGGACCAGGATCGGCAGCGCCAGGTCGCACTCAATGAAGCCCGGACGGACCTCGGCGGGTCGTGGGGCGGATCCCGCCAGGGCGTCTATGAGGCCGAGCTGGCGCGCGCCGCGCTGGACCGTTCAGCCCGCACCGCCGCCGAAATGCGCATGGCCGGCTATGACCGCGCGACCGCACTGGCCACGGGCGACATCGACCGAGACTTCGCCGCCCAGCAAGCCATGATGGGGGTCGACGCCGACTTCGTGCGCGGCAACGCCGCCTTCGAACAGGAGGTCGGGATCGGAAACGCGAACCGGCGTACGGAAGTCGACGTCGGCAATGCGGCCCGCCGGACTGAGGTGGGCGTGGGCAACGCGGCCCGTCGGACGCAGATCAGCGACTCCAACGCCGGCCGCAGAACCGAGGTGTCGAAGCACAATTCGGTCGAGACCAACACGGCCCGCCGCTTCGGGGCCGACGCCTACAACCGCGCCGAGCTGAACAACTCGGGCCTGATGACCGAGGTGAACGTGCGGAACACCGAGGCCGGCGAGCGGGCCCGGATGTTCGGCGCCGAGGCGCACAACCGCGAGGACGCCGCCTACGCCGCGCGCGAGACCGACGCGCGCCGGTTCGGGGCCGACACCCGGTTCCAGGCGGGGCAGGGCGACGCGGAGCGGCGTCTCCGGGCCGCGATGACGAACCAGTCCGCGGGCCTGCAGGCGAACGAGCAGCGCATGGGCGCGGCGCGCGCCATGGCCGATCTCGGCGGACTCCGCCGCAGCTTCGCCCTAGGGAACGCCCAAGCCGTGGCCGGCATTGGAGCCGAGGAACAGGCGCAGCAGCAGCGCATCCTGGACCTGCTCTACGGCGACCACGTCGAGGCGCAGAACTGGGACTTGCGCGGGCCTGAACGCGATCAACTCGACCCTGGGCTTCGTGCCGATCCCGAAGACGACGACGTCGACGGGGACGTCGACCGGGTACAAGGCGGGGGTGAAGGCGAGCTTCGGCAAGGACGGTTGGAGCATTGGCGGGACTGAGTAGGACAGGCGTCCTTCTCGCCCTCTACCCTGTGCGGCTGACGAGACCGCGTGTATCTCGGGCGGCATGACCGAGAGTTCCGGCAGTCTCTGGATTGACCGCCCCGACGCGCTGGAAATCGCGGAACGGGAGCCCGACCCCTGGCTTCGCGCGAGCCTGACGCAGTTTCGTCCAGCAAGGCTTCTTGATCATCCCCGATGCTGTTCCACACGCCGCGATCGACCACTACCGCAACGAGGTGGCGAGCTTGAAAGGCGCTCGAACTGGTTTGGTGCTCGGGCATTTCGAAGGCGATGTGGCGATCGAAGACGGGGACCTGCTTCGACCGCTGAGCCGTATCCTTGACCCCTACGTCTACGCGCCCGCGGCGTTAGACATCATCTTCGCGCCTAAGGTGGACGCTTTTCTAGGGCGTGTGTTCGACGACGGCGTGTTGGCTTTCCAAGGGCTGCATTTCGAGGTGGGCTCCACCCAGGCGATCCACCAGGATACAGCCTACATTGCGACCCAGGAGCCCTCGCGATTTGCGGCGGCCTGGGTCGCCATGGAAGATATCGATGCTGGCTCCGGGGAGCTGATCTATTACCCGGGTAGCCATCGCTGGCGGGGGCCGTGGGAGGAGGCGGAGCGCGGCTGGCATGAGGCCCACCACCACTACCTTGCCTGGCTGGCCAATGAGGGGGCAATCCGGGGCGTCAAAGCTGAGGCGTTCCGCCCCGGGAAGGGGGACGCTCTGATATGGCATGCGGACCTTGCTCACGGGGGCGGCCCTATCACCAAACCTGGGGCGACGCGCTCTAGCTTCGTTACGCACTACTGCGCGCTCGCGGATGCGCCACGGTACTTCCGTCGTCTGATCGGGCGGTGAAGCACCTCATCCGCGCCGGCCAGGCGGTTGCGTCCCGGCACTACGAGCTGCCCGGTCGTCTTCCCACCTAGCCGCGGCTCGAACGGCTCTCGAACAGGAGCTCCGGGGTGCGCGCTTCACTGGCCCGCGTCGCCCGGCTGCCCTGTTCAGGTGGTCGGCCCGCTGGGTCGGGGGATGAACTTAGGATTGATCACACTGGCACGCCGCAGAAACTCTGGAAAGCGTCGTAGCTTGGCGTTGCACAGCCGCTAGAAGTTCAAAAGGTACTGCAGCTCGGACTGGAACAGAGCCTGTGTCTCTGGGAAGTTTCTGCCTCTCTTCCTTCACTGACAAAAGGCGAATGGCCGGGCCGTACTGGGCGATCCGCGCCCTATTCGCCTAGCTCGTGAGCAGATCCTGCGGCAGGGGAAGTGCAGCAGAAGGCCCCTCTCGATCCCTATGCTGGTGTGCCGACCTCAGTGACCGGCGCCGGTCATCATAACCGGCCGCAACCCCGCTGGTCCACCCAAGCTCCGCTGCAGCGTCTGGCGAAAGCTGGACACTCTCAGCGGGCGGAAACGGGGTGAGGGGGTCTAGCTAGAGGGTGGGCTAGGGTCGGGAAGGGACGGGTCCACCTCTTCGGCTCTGCGACGGGGTGTCAAGGAGTCCGTACACCTGAATCTGGTCGCCCCGCTGCTGCCCGGGGTGACCGGATTGTGACTTTCCTAACCGAACGCCGCCGCCGCTCATTATCATGAACGCGGCCGATCAGATCAGAACGCTCGTGGCGCTGGGCGCCGCGGTTGTGGCGGTGGTGGCCTGGCTGATCCGGCTGGAGGCGGTGGCCAAGCGGGCTCAGGAAAAGGCTACGGACGCCTGCCAGGCGGCGGAGAAGCTCGATCGGGAGATCGACACCCTTCGGCCCATCGCCACGCATCTGGAGGTTATGGCCGCCCGGATGAGCAACCTCATCGAGAGGGTCTCCGACGGGCAGCTGGCCACGCGCGAGCGGTTCAACACGCTCGAATCCAAGATCGATCACGCCCTGAACAATGCGCGCGAGGCGCGTGACGCCGCCGGCGTGCTGGTGCGGCGCGAGCGCGCTCGGAAAGGAGAGACGCTGTGAATCCCCTCTCAACCCTGGTTGCGCCGATCTGGGCGGCCGGCTGCGCGCTTGCACTCGCCTGGGCGGCGACGGTCAAGGCGCCCCCGGCCCTCATGCCCGTCCCGCCAGCGACCCGGCTCCTTTGGTTAGAAGAGCCGTCCAACGGCGGCTGGTGGGTCCAGCGCCCTCCCGGGCGCTTCATGCAGGGGCAGGGGACGGCGCTGGTCGTCTTCGCCACGCCCGAGCGCACGGCCCGGCTGTGCGGAAGCGCCCGCGCCCTGGCCTGCGCGGCCCGGGTGGACGGCGTACCCGTGCCGGTGATCGTGATGCCCGATCCCTGCGCCGGGTTCGGCGACGAGCGGTACGGCCAGCTGACCTGCCACGAGACCAGCCACGCCTTTCGCGGCTGGAAGCACGAGGTCGTCTGATGGACCCGAACGCGCTGTTGGTGGCCGAGCTGCGCCGTGACGAGGGCGTGCGACGGCGACCCTATCTCGACACGGTGGGCAAGGTGTCGATCGGCGTCGGCCGCAACCTGGACGATGTCGGCCTGTCCGAAGACGAGATCGAGCTCCTGCTGATCAACGACATCACTCGAACCGTCGCCGACCTGGACCGCCATCTGCCGTGGTGGCGCGGGCTGTCGCTGGTCCGTCAGCGGGTGATGGTCAATATGGCCTTCAACATGGGGATCGGGACGGCGGAGCGCGGCCTGCGCAGCTTCCGCAACACCCTGACCAAGATCCAGGCCGGGGACTACGAAGGGGCCGCGCGGGGCATGGCGGGCAGCAAGTGGGCGCGCCAGGTCGGGGCCCGCGCGACCCGGCTCTGCCAGATGATGCGGGAGGGCTGAG